CAGAATTAGAACAAGAATCGTAAATGAGAAAGACAACCTCATACTGGAGGATTACACCGAAGCAAATGGCCTTGGTGTTATTCCTGCCGTTATCGCTTACCATAGCCGTAGTACTGTACGCGGTCTGGGTATTAGTGCAATCAGTGATATCGCTGATGCCCAGAAGTTTATCTATAATAGCACGTCAGAAGTTGCACAGAGCATTGCGCTGGATAGCCACCCGAGTATTGTAACTACACAAACAACTGATATTGGCACAGGTGCAGGCGCGGTTATTAGACTGCCTGAAAACCTAGATCCTAACTTAAAGCCTTATGTACTAGACTTTGCTGGTGCAAGTATCAGTAACATCTATGAAAGCATTAGACACACTATTGACAGCATCGAGAAGATGGCCTGCATTGGTGGTGTACGTGCAACGGAAAGCCGCACACTTAGTGGCGTGGCACTGGAAGTAGAATTTGGATTGCTCAATGCCAAGTTAAGCATGATTGCTGATAACTTAGAACTTGCAGAAGAACAAATCTGGCGTTTGTTCTGTCAGTATCAGGGTCGTACATATGATGGCACCATACATTACCCAGACAATTTTAACGTGCGTGATAACATGCGCGAACTCAGTGAACTGGAAAAAGCAAGAGCACTGACTACAGATCCACAATTACTGTCAGAAATTAATGCACGCATTGCAGATATTCTGGAAGTAGAGAATTATGTCCAGGAACAGTCAGACGCTACTGATTCCGAAAAGGAGAAAATAAATGGCTTATCGACGTTTACGTCGAGGTAGTGGAAAATAACTATTTTGAGTATTGGTTTCGGCCAGGCGTCCCATATCTTGGATTAAGTTTACCTGGCCGACTACTGTTATTGCGGGCAATATCACAATAAATGTTTTCTAAACTATATGGGCCGACGTCTCCCTTACGGCACATGCATTTTGTATCGCCTGTAAATTTTCCGTAATGCAAATTTTTATCAATACCTTGATCCAACCACCATTGATACCATTCTTCAAAAGTTATGATAAATTCAATTCCTCTATTTCTGGCCCGATGAGCCTGTTGAATGTATTTTTTCTTGGCTATAGACCAACCAGAAGTTGTGTTTGTAGTAGACATAAATAAAGTATATTTGACTATTTAAATTACGTCAAACTTATTTTACTCATTTGGAGGCGATGTGACGGTGTCAGACAATACATTGGAAACAACAGAAGCAACTGAGGCTTCTACAACTCAAACTCAGGCACAGCAAGCAACTACTGATAAAACCTACACTCAAAAAGAAGTAGACGACATGATGGCAAGGATGAAAACATCTTTGAAATCTAAACTGTTGAAACCCTATGAGGAACTAGGTGATGTTGAGGAACTGCGTCAACTTCGTGCACAAGCACAGAAGCAACAAGAAGAGCAAATGCTCAAACGCGGTGAGTTCGACAAAATTATGCAGGAGTTAGCAAGCAAAAAGGATGCTGAAATATCCAAGCGCGATGCTATTATCAAGGAATACAAAGTTAACACACCATTGCTCAGTGCTGCGGCACAATATCAGGCAATCAATGCAGAGCAAGTGCGTCAACTATTGGCACCTAATGTACGCATGAACGCAGAAGGAGAAGTTGAAGTAGTCGACAGTAAAGGTTCTGTTCGTTATAACGACAAAGGTGAACCTCTAGGTGTTGCTGATTTAGTGAGAGAATTTTTAGATTCGAATCCTCACTTTAGAGCACCTACACCGGCCACTACAAACACCAAGAGCAATATTGCTAAAAGCAATGGCGCAGGGTTGGATCTCTCTAGTTTGGATATGAAGAATCCTGCACATAGGAAACTTTATGCCGAAGCAAAGGCTGCAGGCAAAATTAAATAACCGCCAAACTTTTTAAGGAGATTTTAAATGGCTAATAACACAACTATCAACAGTGAACTGTTCCAAAAATTGCTGGTCGAATCTGAACTGGCACTCTATGAAACCAGCGTGGCTCGTGCAGTCACTACGGTTTTCGATTACCCCGTTGGTGCGGGCAAGGTCGTTTCTGTGCCTATATGGGCAGGCATCACAGCAAGCAAGCCAGGTGAAGGCATTGCTCCTGCTGCTGGTGACACCAACACTGCTAGCAAGGAAATCACCCTTGCTGAACACGTAACTTACAACCAAGTTACTGACTTCCTGCGTGACAGCGCCAGCGATGACGTTATCAGCAAGTTGGCACAAGGTATGGGTCTGGCCCTGGCAGAAAGCCTGGACGCTGAACTGATTGCTCTGTTCAATGACGTAAGTTTAACTCAGAGTTTTGGTGCTGCTGGTAGCGACAACACTATCCAGGACATCATGAAGGCTGCTGCTCGTATTCGTGCTAACAAGTATTCCGGACCTCTGTTCGCAGTTCTGAACCCAATGCAAGCATATGGCATCAAGGCCGCTCTGACTGCAAGTGGTAACGCTGCTGCTGCTGGTATGGTTGCTGACGACGTTCTGGCTAACTACTTCGTTGGACGTATGGCTGGTGTTACTATTCTTGAGCACGCTGGTGTTGGCGTTGATGCTGAAGGCGATTCTGTTGGTTGCGTGTTCGCTCCTGCTGCATTCGGTCTGGCACAACGTGGTGGCATCGCTATGGAAACTGCACGTCAGGCTAAAGAGCGTGCAACTGACGTGGTTATGACTGCTGTTGCAGGTGCAGGTATTCTGCGTCCTGAACTGGCTGTTAAGATTGTGGGTGACGCTGGTCTGTAATCTGAGGTAATAACATGGCTTTCATCAAACAAGGATCTAACGTACTAAGTTTTGCAACATATGATGATGTTGCAGTTACTGACCTGCGTTTGCTTGCTGAAAATGAAAGCCTGACTGAGGACTTGGTTGAGGATGCTCTGGTAAAAGCAACTGCGCGAATACTGGACAAAATCAGTGGTAGTGCATGGTGGAAAGAATACTTTAAAAAACGTAATCCCAACACCGATATCCTGAGCATCCCTGCAATAAACCCCAATCTTATCTTACGTCGCCAACAAACCTTTACTGATTTGACGGTGGCCATCGCAATGGCAGAATATGCATTGCCCAGTGTTGCAGATTTCAGTAATGAAAGCAATGCAGAACTGGTAAAGATGGAGTTTTATCGTAATCGTGCTGTAGAACTATTCACTGAACTAATTCAGGCTGGTGATTGGTATGATTACAACAATGATAAGAACATAACAGCAGCAGAAAAACAACCTAGTGTTTATGTACAAAAGAGAATCAGATGAGAACTCAACTACTGGAATTCATTAAGGATCTAAACCTTTCTGGCTTTGCAGTCAGCAAGGATTTGCCCTACACCAGTAGTGGGGAAGAGTTGTACATCAAGAACGTCAAACGTGTCTATGTGGATGAATCACAGACAGAACAAGTGCCGTTTATCAGTATTATGAGCAGTCATAATATTGACTCTGAAGTCGTCAACATCTCAGTTTACTTCGCAACAGATGCCAAGCAAACACCATCTAACTATAATGATGTAGTTAAGAGTCTACGTGGTTTAAAAGAACTATTCATTACAGAATACTTCCGTCGTGAATGTTCTGTGGTTACTGAACTACAGGCAGACTTACTGGTCACTAGGTTAGACTATACCTTCACCAAATTAACATAAAGGAACATAATTATGTCAACATTAATCGTATCCCCTGGTGGCGCAAGCGGTCAAGAGACCAGCCCGCCAGTTCTAACACTGAGCACCGCAGTTACTGGCAACCTGGTAGTGCCTATGCTGCAAGATGTCACCATCAACAACAGCAACGACGTTTTTCAATGGACGCAATTAGACAAGAATGCTAAATTGAGCGTAGCAACCACTTCTACCAACAGCATTGACACAACCATCGTTGTGGACAACACTGTGTTCTTCGGTGATGCAGTTGCAACCACTGGCAGCGCAGCAAAAATGGGCTTGCTGGGACTGAGTACTGCCAAGACCGAAGTCGATTTTACCATCAACATGGGTACTAAGGTTGTTAGCGGCAAAGCCTACATTACGGGTCTGGCTCCTACAGTGAGTGCAGATAGCCCTGTGTGGACTACTCCGGTAACACTGAGCGTCAATGGCGAATACCTGTTTGCTTAATGACTGAACTGAGGTGGGGCAGCAATGCCCCATTTCCATGAACTAAATAACTTTGATTAACAGAAAGGCTGATCCATGGATCTACTGGAAAATCGCACAGACGACGAACTATTACGTAGTTTGTTGGCAGAAGTAGCAAAAGCCCGTGCAGAGATAACTTGTGCAAAACAAGATATCACCAAGGCAGAGAACAGACTTAATTTTAGTCTTCTGCTCATCAACAATTTGATTAAAAGGACAACAGATATATGAAGATTACACAACTGGCAAGCAAGCCGCAATTGGTTAAAATCACACTAGACAGCAAAGACATCGTCAAAGAATTCGGAGAAGCAGTTGAATTCTGGACCTGGGACCGCCAACCACTGGATGTATTCATGAAATTGGCCAGTGCAGGCACTGCTGATCCCAGTGTCATGGTAGATGTATTGCGCACACTGATACTGGATGAATCTGGCAAGCAAATTATACAGGGTGAAGTAATGCTGCCCACTAAAGTTCTAGTGGCTGCAATGCAAGAAATCACAAAAATGCTGGGAAAGTAATGGAGCAGCCGTTAGTACCTCACAGTCAGGAAACAGCAATGCTTATAACAATCGACAACATGGCCAATCGTTATAAGATGTTACCCAGTGAGGTACTGGCACGTGCCACGACTTTTGACCTTATGGTTCTGGATCAGAGTGCCAAGTGGGAAAGATACCAACATGAGAAGTCAAAGAATCCTGGCACTGTTAACTCCGCTGCTGAAACGCCTTCTGTGGAACGTATGCAGGCCATGATGAAGTATGCAAAGGAATTACAGAATGGCAACATCAAACGCAAAGATTAAAATTAAAGATAATTTGACCCCTTTGGTAAAAAAACAACAAAAGTTAATTAAAGGGTTGGTTAAAGAAGCCTACAAAGAATTCGTAGAAAACACTCCTATTAAAACTGGCAATGCCCGTAGGAATACTCAACTGAAACAAGATACGATTCTGGCTAATTATGGTTATGCTCAGAAATTGGACGAAGGCTCAAGTAAGCAAAGTCCAGATGGTATGACACAGCCAACTAATGAATTTTTGGAAAAACGTTTTACAGAAATAATGGAAAGGGGTGAGTGATATGGCAACAGTGAGAAATAAAGTAGTCTATGAAGCAGATGTAGGTAACTTAATGCGCGGTCTAGACCGCATAGAAAAGCAAACCCAGTCTATTCAAGATACTTTTCAAGGATTAAAAAGCGCAATTGCAGGGATTGCTGTTGGTGCATTCATTCAAGACACGCTTAATGCTAGTATAGCAATTAAAAGAATGAGTGACGCAACTGGTATTGCAACACAAACATTATATGGATTTAGTCAGGCCATGGTGGCCGCAGGCGGTACTAGTGACCAAGCATTGGATGGTATCAGTGACTTAACTAAAAACATGGGCGATGCCGCAGCAGGTAGTGGTGAACTGCAAAAAGCATTTGCACTAGTAGGTGTAAGTCTACAAGATTTGGGAAATCTCAGTGAGCAAGACTTGCTAAGAAAAACCATAGAGGGATTATCACGCATACCTGACAGTGCCACAAGAACATCTACAGCAATGAAGTTGATGGGTGAAAGTGTCAAAGGTGTTGACCTTGTGGGACTTAACCGCAGCATGGATGAATATGTCAGACGTGCAGAAAATATTGAAGGGCCCATTGCCAGTGCACAACGAGCACAGCAAAATCTGGCTATTGCTATGGAAAACTTTAGGACCAGTACACTAAAGGCACTGGATCCACTGCTGCAATTTATTGCTAATTTAAAGCCAGAACAAATTGACAGATTCGTAGATGCTGTGACAAAGATTGGTGTTGCATTAGCCAGTTTGGCTGCGGCATCCAAGGTTCTATCCTGGTTGGGGACAGCATTTACCGTATTGTCAGCAGCAACTGCGTCTTATCTAATAGTAGCCAAAGGCGGATTAAGTGGGCTAGCAAAAACTATAGATTCGGTTGCTATTAGATGGAAGGGATTTACCACCGCCTTTGCCTCATCATCTACAATATTTGGTAAATTAAGTACTGTAGTTACAACTTTATACATACATCTAACNACTAACTAAAACTCTGCCTTATGCAATAGTGAACCTACTTAAATTAATCCCCATAGTTGGTGGATTGGTTGCTAAATTCGAGGCTCTAAGTGTAGCAATACTGGCCACAACTGCTAAAATTGCAGCGCTGGTTGGTATAATTATCGGACTAAATGAGTTGATTAAAAAGGCCTTCGACGTGGATCCTATCGACGTAAT